TCCACCATCGCATAGTCGTCCCGACGTGCGCGTGCGAGGCCGGTCTCCGGCTGGTATTCGTACTCTGTCGGTGCTTCTTCAGAGATGATCCGCTTCAAGAGCTTGAACTCTTGCTTCATCGCGTAGTGCACACGAGCTTGCACAGCCGCCATAGGCTTGAGCGTACGCTCCAGCAATGCCAACGTGGTGCCCACCGGAGCATTTGCGCTCATGTCCGACACGTTCATGTCGCTGATCGCGCCAAGGCGACGGCCTTCATCAGTGATCCGTTGGAGGAGGGCCAGAAGTGTTTGTGATGGCTCCTTGTACGGGAGCATCATGATGTTGTCTTTGATCGCGCCGCTCGGCACGTCCACATCGCGGAACTCGCCCGGTGCAATAGGTGTGTCGTCACCCTTGACACGCAAGCCACGTGCCTTCAGGCCACCCGGCAGGTTAGACAGCGTACCTGCATCCACCAACTGGCGAATGATCGAAGTACCTGCGCGTGCGTAGCCACCGATGATGTGGATCAGGCCCAGACCATAGAAGCCAAAGCCGGGCACGTACACGTAGTGCACGAAGTGCTGGTCTTTCAAGCGCAGCGGGTCTTCCTCTTCCCAGTTGCGACGCACGGCAAGAATCTCTGTGGTGCCACGGTCAATAGTCACAATGTACGGCTTAGACAACTCATCTTCCTCGTCGTCCACACCATCAATCAGCATGTCAACGCTGATCTCCAGCAGTGTGTACCGCTCATCGTTCTGGATGGTGTAGCCACCCTCTTCAGCCTTTTTCTTCTCTACGTCTGTGGGGAACGACTGTGGATCGCCAAGGTCAACCTCACGATAGAACCCGCTGGCCATCAGCTTGTCCATCTCGTTCTTGGTCTTGCGCATCACGTGAGTAACACGCTCTGCGTTCTCAATGTGCGATGTGCCGTAGGGCACTACAACATCTTCAGCGGGGAGGTATACAGATACTTGACGGCCCAGCAGTGGGTCAAAGTACACCTTCTTGAACGCGCTACCCGCAAGACCTAAGCTGTACAGCATGCGCTCATGCTCAGGCCGGTACTCAACCATGCGCTCGGTCAACTGATAGTTCATGTCGTTCTTGACACGCTCAGCGGCTTCTTCTTTTTCCTTTGAGGTCTTGCCAAGAATCTTTGTCTTGACAGGGCCAGCGGCGGGGAATGTCTCGCTCATGGTCTCAGCTTGGAACCTGATCGCAGCTTCAGCCAGCACTGTTGAGTACACGCCACAGGCATCGTCCCACGGCTCGGTGCGCTCCTCGTACTTGAAGCCCAGCACCTCCAGACCCTTGACAAACGTATCTGCCCAGTCTTTGCGGGACACCATATCAGCTTCAAACAACTCAATCAGGTCGCTGGACAGCTTATGCAGTGCGCCCTCATCAATATGCTCCGCGAGGTTGGCTTCAAAGTCAGACTCGTCCTCTTTGTCGTCGGCCTCACCCATGAGGATTTCTGCACTGCCGTCAGGCAGTATGTTGACCGTGGACTCCTCGTCCACCTCAATCTCCATACTATCGCCCAAACTCTCCAGCCCTTGCGGTGCGGAGTACAAGCCTTTGCCCATTGAATCGACTGCTGCCATGATCTGTCCTTAGTAGTACCCGCCCTTGCGGGATTTAAAATACCTGATCTCGTCAGGCTCATCGGACGGTAGCCGGATGAACCCACCCTGCCGGAACCGCATCAGCGCCATGACTGTGGAGTCCACCAAGTCATCGTTACTCATGAACGGGAAACCTGCAATCTCTTCCACGACCTCCTCGGCCCAGCGGGTGTCAGGCACCCAGCACAGCCCAGAGCGCACGATGTCTGCCACGGAGTTTAACCGCGCCAACTTGTCTCCGCTACCCCTGTGCGGAGTGAACTCCCCCACAGGTATCCCCGTGCGCCTCATCTCTTGGTAAAGCTGTGTACCGGCGGACTTCTTCTCCACGATGAACGCATCGGGCTCCCATTCTTTGTACTCAGCGTACGCAAGCTCTTTCAACTCAGGGAACTCCAGACGCTTCTTGATTGCGTTCAGGAGGATGATGTTGTAGCACCCCTCCTCGTCGTTCATGAACACGCCCCACGTAGTCAGGGCGGTAAAGTCAGCGCGGTTGTGGCTCTCAGCCGCCGCATCCAGACTCATGATCACGTACTCACACTTTGGGGGGTCTTCCTTCTCCCACAGCTTCCACCAGTCACGCTTGACAACGGACGCTTCCTCAGATGTCGGGTTTTGCTGAAACTGCGCGTTCCACTGGAACGTAGGCATCGACGCCTTTGTCCGCAGCAGCGCCGCCATGTCAAAGAACTCTGGCCAGAGCGGCTTCTGCATGATAGAGCCGTCGGGCTGCTCAGTGTCTACGATGGCCGGGAACTCGATTACCTCGTACTGATCTGAGCCCTCGTTGGCTCGCATGTCATTGGTAACGCGCCCCGTCAGGTCGTTTTGATGCCATCTTGTTTGGACGATGGCAACTCTTCCGCCCGGCATAAGACGAGTACGAGCACCGTATGTGAACCACTCGTACGCTTTGTCAAACACATCGTAGTTGCCGTTGATGATGTCCTGCTCGTTATGAGGGTCGTCAACAAGGAGTAAGTCAGCACCGCGACCAGCAAGAGCAGAGCCGACGCCGCAAGCAAAATACTCACCACCCGCACTGGTACTCCATCGGCCCGCACTCTTGGAATCTGCCGCAAGACCGACGTTAGGAAAGACGAGTTTGTAGGCATCTGAGTCAATAATGTTTCTGACCTTGCGGCCAAAGTCTACAGCAAGGTCTGTAGTGTGCGAGACCATCAGCACCTTCTTGTTCGGGAACCTTCCCAAGAACCAAGCCGGATAATAAATAGACACCATCTGGGATTTGCCGTGCCGTGGTGGCATGTTCACGCATACCCGATCCTTGTCGCCAGCGGCAATCGCCATGAGCAAGTTGGCCAACCTGCGGTGGTGCTTACCCACCTTGTAGTCCGGCTGCATGTGCTTGCAGAACTCAATCAGGTCGTTAAAACACGCCTTAGCCGTCTTGCGGCTGTCGATGGTGTCTGCAATTTTCTCAATCTCAGCCTGTTCTTCGGGGGTGTAGGCGTCAATGTTGTCCAGCATCAGCCGGATTTCTTCTTCCGTGAAGTCTTCTGCGCCGAGAACAGCGGTCTCAGTCATCAAAATTCTCGGTTTCCGGCTCAAAAACGGGTTCAGCGGGCGTTTCTGGGGTGTTTAAGCCCATTTCTGCGTCCACATCGATCACATCCCCACCAATTTCGATGGCATCGTCGGCCATATCGGGTTTCTGGATGAGCCGCTGGAGCTTGGCACGCAGTCGCGCCTTCAATTCGTCTGTTGACTGGTGCGTAATCGTCACTTCCGAGCGGTCTGTGAACAAACCAACGTCTGAGTGCTTGCCCAAAAGCTCCAGTGCACGGATTCTGATGCGTGGGTCGGGGTTCTGAGACTCTTCCAGCAACCGGTTGGTCACCATGTGACGCACTTCAAGTGCGTGTGTGACTACTGCCCTGCCGTATTCGTCGAGGTACGAGCGGATATTCTTGAGTGACGCAGGTGTAAGGCCGGACGCTTGCATGTTAGACGCCGCAACACTTGTGTTGTGCGGGTTGCTGGCGTATGCCGCAGTCAGCGTGGCCGCAATCTGTGCATCTTTCTCGTTGGGTTCTTGCACCTCCAGTCCATGTTCTTCTAATAGAAGAATGGAACGGCAAGCAGCATCGGCCCTTTCTCGCAGGTCGAGGTATGGAATGTCTGGGATGATCTCCACCCCGAATTCTGGCATGAGTTCAAGTGTCATTGTGCGCAAGTCCGTGTAGACCGATACGCGATAGTAACTGATTTTTTGAGGGTGTCAAACTTCCCTACGGGGGGTGTTTTACGTGACTCTGCTTTTATTATTACTTGGGTATCCTAAAAGATGTTATGGGGGGTACTCCTATGGATTGGTACAAAAAATTTTTGTGGGTAACGTATAAACATGATAGGGGGTAGTCGCTACGTTGAGCCAAAGCTACTTTGCGTAGCGATAAGCACTTCTTGGGGGTGGGGGGCATTTGAGCGGAATAGCATACCTACACAGCCATAGGGACTCCTAACCATACAGCGGGGGGTCGGGTACGGGTGGGTCAACCATGTAGGGCATTCGGCTTTGCCATGTTAGGGAATCCCTAACAGATTGTGCTTGATCATATCTAATCGTGCCGTTACCTAGACAAGCATGCATTATCCGGTCACAATTGATTTATCGATTCAGGAAACGCGGACGCTTGAAGCGCACTTGATTCGATAAACCCTTGAAAGGGGATGATATGAAAGCAACAGCAAAACTCTCTACCGCTACGATCAATGCAATTGGTGCATGGTCTAGTAAGTCAGTGGCCGTAGAGAATGCCAAGGTGAAGGCCGTTGATGGTTTGTTTGCGGATGGTGTAACGGCGGCAATGCTAGTGGCGCCTGAGAAAGGCGAAAGCACTGTATTGTTTGATAGCGTGAAGGTTAGCGTAGTGCTTGGCTTCACTGCTACAGTGCAGGCGCTCTTGAAGAAAGACGCCAAGGGTCTGAGTGATGAGCAGAAGCAGGCCAAGCGTTATTGGATACAGCAAATTGGTTCGAAGATGAAAGACCTTCGCAATGCGCTGACACGGCGTGAAGAGCAGGCCAAGGCTGAGATGGAAGGCTCAGAAGGTGCAAAGGCTCGCACTGCATCGTTTGATGCAAGGCTGAAAAGGGACTTGGCGGCATGGATTGCCAAGGTGGAAAAACTGGAAGGGTCTAGCTTTAGCGTAGTCGATATGCTGAAACACCTGAAAGGTGCATCTGCTCTGATCAAGTAATTGATTAGACCCTGAAACCCTGACTGGAAACGGTCAGGGTTTTTTCTAAACTCTGAAAGGCTTTTATGCACAGACCCCTAGACCTTGTAGATGAGATGCAATGGGAAGATGTTATCGAATTTGAAACCCTAGAAGATGCAGGGTTAGAAGAATCCACAGACGATGAGCCAGTGCACGGGCAATACCTGAGCACTGAAGGTAGCATTTTTAGTTACACTGATTGGTTTTATGATGGAGACGAAAGCGCATTCGGTATCATGTAAACCCCTGAACTTGACCCCTGACCTTTTGGTCGGGGGTTTTTTTTTCG